TTAAAATTTCCCTTTGAACAATTTCCTTTGCATTGAAACCGAATAAGCCTTTCTTTTGCTCGTGAAATTCCGCAATAGGTATTTCGTTAATGTAGTAATAGAAAGCCTCGTAGCCGTCCGCAAAGTTACGAGCAAGGAAAACGTTCGGATGAGTGTTCATGTATCTCTCAACGGCTACTATCATTCTACGAGCATAGCCGGGAAACATCTTGAACTCTAATTGCATCTGTTTATAATTACAGAGGGGGCAACCTACGCAACCATGTCGAGAAAGGTTATATGGAGCATCGTAATACTTTGAATATGGCAAACCACGCTCACGAATGTAATTCCAAACGTCTTCTTCTGTCCATGTGAGGATAGGAAGAATATGCTTTGCTCCTTTCATCCATTTTCTTGTATCACACTGCTCCGGCTCATAAGCTTTTCGATTTATACTTTCGGCAGCTCTCATTCCTTCAATACTTCGCTTACCAATTCCGTATCGTTCTTTCAGCTTCTCACAACAGAACCGACGCAAACGGGACGGAAAACCTTTTTCCTCAATCAGTCTAAAGAAAGATTTCTCCGGGTGCATTATCTGTACTTGTGGATAGTTCTTCTTTATAAAGCTAATCGTACCGGGAGGATCAACGGTAGTATTGGCATAGATAGCGTTATACTTTATACCGGAACGTTCTGCAAGGTCAAGAATAACAACGCTATCTTTTCCACCGGAAAAACCGAGGTTTAGGGGGGTATCGCATTCCATGCTGCGAAGGAAGTCGATTGATTGCCGAATCTTCAACATTTCCATAATCTTATATTTTAATTGGTTTCTTATTTCGATATGACAAATGTACGGAGAAGTTTTGGTTTTGCCAAATTTTGAACAAATTATTAATACTCATTAACGTTTATACTGCGAAACTAGGTCTTTGATAGCATCTATTAACGCATCCTGTGTGCTAGACTTGCCTTGCAGGGAGTTGACGACACGTTCATCAAGGGTGTGCCGGGATACTATGTGGTGGATGAACACGGGCTTGGTCTGACCCTGCCGCCACAGCCGTGCATTGAACTGCTGATATAACTCAAGGTTCCACGTCACCCCGAACCATATAATGTTGTTTCCGCCTTTCTGAAGATTCAGCCCGTGACCTACAGATGCAGGGTGTGCGATCAGCACCTTGATCTTCCCGGCATTCCAGTCACGCATGATCTGATTACTGTCTCCTCTAGAGTCACCTCCGATGCGGACAGGCTTCAGTTTGGACAGGGCTTTCTCGATGCGGTGGGCTTCATGGAGGAAGTTGTAGGCGATGAGGACAGGAGCACCGTTCAAAGCCTCCACCATCTCGCACAGGGCTTCGATCTTGGCATCGCTCACGTGGTGCACGTTCCGGTCAGCGTCATAGATCGCTCCGCCAGCGAATTGGAGCAGCTTGTTGGACAGGGCTGCGGCAGTCATGGCTGTAATGGTTTCGCCATCCCCGTTGCCCAGTAGCGAGATTATCTGTTCCTTCTCGAATTCCTTGTACATGGACATCTCCTTGTCGGACAGGACCACTTTGTCATAGATGTAGTTCACCTCCGGCATGTCCAGGTAATCGACAGCCTTCATGGACAGGGTGATGTCGGATATCTTCTCGGAGAGTATCTGCTCGGTATTCTCGCGAGGCTTGTAGTTGTAGACGATCCCGCCATTCTGAGCACCCGGTCGGAAGTAGTTAGCCCGGTAGTCTGTGATGGACCGACCAAGCCGTTTTCCGCCATCGATCACGAACATCTGCGCCCACAGGTCTATCAGCCCGTTAGGTGCCGGAGTACCCGTCAGACCGATTATCCGGTTGGCATATCGTCTGATCTTCTTCATCGCCTTGAATCTCTCTGACTGATGATTCTTAAACGAGGACAGTTCGTCCACCACGATGCAGTCATACGGGAGTTTAACGCCACCGAAATTCTCCAGCAGCCACACCAGGTTATCACGACCTACCGTGTATATGTCGGCATCGGCACGGGCAGCAGCGGCACGGTTCTTGGCATTCCCCGCGATCACGGACACCCGCAGGTCATTAAGATGCGCCCAGTTGGATACCTCGTCAGCCCATGTCACCTCGGCAACACGCTTGGGCGCGACTATCAGTGCCTTCTCGATTTCGAAATACCGGATGAGATCGGACAGGGCTGTCAGCGTGGTTACGGTTTTCCCCAGCCCCATATCAAGGAATAGAGCACATTCCGGATTATCCTTGATGTGCTCCACCCCCTGTAACTGATACTTATGCAAGTTACTCCTGTTCAACATATTCCTCTATACCATACAGGTTTACCATCCAAAGAGAGACGTTCAGCGGAGAATGTACAAACACATGATCAGTCGAGTCTAAACCATCGGGTCCCCATCCCGCGTAGTTCGTAAAACTCACCAGCACATTAGTAACTTCCTCTCCAAGGACCCTAAACTCCGAATAGCCCACTACCATTGCTTTTGAGGTTCTTATGGCGATATTAGTATCAATGATCGTTACTTCTTTTCCTAAGTTACGACGTGCCCAGTCGCGAACCTTAACTCTTTCTTCTGCTGTCATAATCCTAAACTTTTAGCGTATATTTCATCCGATAATTCTTGAATGGTCCATCTTTCCGGGAACAGCTTGACCAGGGCTTCTGCGGTCTCGATAAGATCGGGACGCAGACAGTCAGTTCCGAGGAGATTGGCTACAGTGTGTAGCTTGTCATTCTGGTATATCTCCGATCGGAAGGTCTCGAACAGTTCGTCCTTCCCCTGTGTCAGACAGGCATCTTCCAGGTTTCCCAGCTCTCTGCGGGCGTACTCCCTGCGGAGAACCTTGTCGGGTATCTCAGATAGCAGGAACTGCTGGATGTTTTCCGGCAATGCCTTTATTGCCTCTCCGATGGCATATCCTCCTGCCGGGGTGTCGTTTGCCATCTTGGTGACCACATCGACAAACAGCTTGATGCGGTCGAGTTTTAGTCTTTTGTTGAAATCTACTTCCATAATTTTCTGCGAATATAATAACTACTCATTGTAAGGCAAAAGGTTTTTCAAGGAATTCTCCATCTCTTCGGAATAGCCCTTGATCGCCACCTCTTTAAGCGAATATCTGACGATGATCAGAAACATATTAAAGTCACCCTTCGTGTGCTCATATGGAACGCACATACTCGATACTACGTTAAAAACGATTGAGAATTCTACGAATATCCCGATCCCCCGGAAGTATATGGTCATTCTTCTGGAATCCATTCTCTTCGTCAGCTCGAAGTCACCCGACTTTACGAATCCCATATCGAGCAGCTTCTTTGCAAATTCTATTCTTATCTCTTCTTTTTCCATTGTCATCTAGATCTTTTAATTATGTCATCTATAATGTCTGTTACAAGATAGTAGCTTTCCGGGCTGTCCACCACATAAACAGGGAATCCGATTTCATCGAGTTTCCTGTGCACCCATCTCTGAATAGGTGTGGGCTTCTTCCCGGTGCTCTTGAACTCTACGAACAGGACCTTTCCGATCGGTATGAGGAACATCCTGTCCGGTAATCCCTTGAAGAATTGGGACAGCAGCTTCACCGCCATCCCGCCTCTTTCCTCAACGTACTGTGATAGTTCTCTTTCGAAAACCTTCTCACTTGTCTCGTTCTTCCTCATCTCTCTTCTGGTAATCGGATGGGTCAAACCTCGGAAGATGGATGGTGTGCATCCCGCAGAACTTATTGTTAAATCTGTTTACGAAATTCTCCGCAGCCTTGTAAGCCTTGCGAATGCGCCTTGCCTCTTCCTTCGTCTCACATATTCCTCCGGGGATCGTGTGGTACAAGTTGTCTCCTCCCAGCTCTTGTACGTGATAGCGACCGTCCATCTCTGCGCTAATCCTTGTTTTCTGTTTCATCCTCTTCCTCCGTATAATCTAGTAATACCCTGTCGCACTTGAACAGCAACTTTACATGTTTCCGAAACTGTTCTACATTCATGATTTCAAGGGCTATCGGACCCTTGTTGATGGATTCCTTAGAATCGCCCTTAATCAATGTTACTCTATTAATTATCAGCATACGAATAGTATATAAGCGGTTATTAATATGCAGATCAGAACGAATCCGATCGCGTTAAGTATTGTCTTTATTACCTTTTTCATGATCTTATTTTTTACAAATTGTTTACAAGCAGTCTGTATGCGGTTTCCTTAGCTGCCAGATGTTTCTCTTCGTTTTCTTCGTCATCGCACCAATCCCATATCTCGGAGTCATTACAAGGCACTGATGCCCCCATACCCTTTAATATATACAGCCCGTAGCCTATTTTCTCGATGGTTATTGTTTCATTGTTGATCTCAAATGTTTTCATGATTTTATTATTTTAGGGGCGGTTTCCCACCCCGGTTAATTATTAGTATTATAGTACCTCTTCTACTCCGATAATGTATCCTTCGTTGAATAGCTTGTTTAATCTGGGATCTCTCGTAGCGTACACCTTGTTTACTAATTCAGAGAAACTGGGGAATTTATCTTCCGGGAATTCTATCCCTATCTTAATGCTTTTTGTTTTGTTTAATTCGGTGATTTTAAACTTAACCTTTACTGTAATTGTCTTCATGATCTTATGTTTTAATTGTTACTACTTGTTTAACTTTGATGACGCAAATATACAGCAGGTTTTCGGTTTTGCCAAATTTTGAACAAATTATTAACGTTTGTTAGTGGACAGAAGCCCGTATTAACACCCATTAATGAAAAACCTCCCGTATCGGGCTTCACAGCGGGATACGGGAGGAAAATATAAGTGCATTTGACAAACATAAAAGAAGTGGGGTGTTGGCTTCTCTCAGCCTAAAATCTTCTTATCAGTAGTACAAGATACAAATTATAACTCTCAATATTCAGTGACGCAAAGATACGCATTAATCCTCGGTATCCGAAATAATACGCGTGTAAATTGACTGTCTGCCGTATATATTAACGTTTCTCTGCCCGTTCCGGACGAATCCCAGCCTCTTGAGAGACCCCGCAATCTCCCTAGCCTTAGCTACCGTAAAATCCTTCCGAGGCATCCCAAGACCGTCGCACCATATTTCGAAGGTGCAGAAGTCATTCCTAGTTTCTGTGCCTTCCTCGAACACGCCTATCCCGTCAACGAAGTCTCTCCGGTCAGCGTATACCCAGTCGTCCCAGTTCTTCGGGAATTTCATGTTGACGAACTTCTCGATCAGACCGTGCATCGAAGACACCTCCGTGTATTCTTCGCGAATACCGTTAGCTATGTTTTCTGCTGTCTTCGACAGTATCAGACTCTCACCTGCATCGTACAGTTCTTTAGCCTCAGCCCATAGCTGGTCGATGGTGCTCTCAAAGGATTTCTCGAACAGGTAGTGGCTGTTGGCATTCCACTTCACCGCGACCGGGAAGAAACGCCTGTTACCTGTCTGGTCCTTGAGAAACTCGTCCTCGTTAGTTGATCCGAAGAATACACATTGCCGTCTATGTGTCTTGATACGTTTGGCGTAGGCAGCACGGTATGTATCCTCCCGTTTGGACAGGAAGTTCTTCATCACCTCGATGTCTGACTTCTTGATGGCTGACAACTCGGCTAGCTCCACCAGCCAGGCATTCTGGATCGACTCGTAAGCCTTCGTGCCTTCCAACGATGTCATGGAGTCGTTGAACCACCCCTTCGACAGTCGCTGGACCAGCGTTGACTTACCCGCACCTTGATGGGATACCATTATCAGAGCGGTGTCGAACTTAGTTCCTGGTTCGTATATGCGGGCAACCGCAGCTACCAGCATCTTGCGGAACGCCTCTCTTGTGTAGATTGAATCCTCAGCACCCATGTAAGTTTGAAGGAACGTGTCGATACGCGGCTTTCCGTCCCACACGAGCGAGTCAAGGAAGGTCTTGATAGGGTGGAAGCCGTTCTTATTGGCTACATATTCGATGGCATCGCACATCTTCCCGGTGGAGTAAATCCCGTGGGCTGTCTCGATCCGGTTGCGGATGATTGACTCTGCGGTGTCATCGAATATGTCTCCTTTGTCCTTGCTGCTGTCGAAAAACGGCTTACGGGTATACACTATGGTTCCTCGGAATTGGTCATACGCGAGCAGATTGTTCAGCAGGGGATCGGTGCGGAAGGCGTTGACGAAGTTGCGGATGGTCACCTCCTTGCGTCCCTTGCTGTCAAGGTCCCAATCCAGCACTTCCTCGGTCTCTTCTACCGATTCATCGGATACGTCATCGAAGTCATCCAGGCAATCATTGGCAGCGACTAACTCGCGGAGGCATGACTCATCCTCCTGTACAAGTCTAGCCATCGCGTGTTCGCTCTCTTCCTTTCCGAGATGAGCGAACAAATGGATGCGCACAAGGTCGTAAGCATTGTATACATGACCGTCTCCGATCGGGTCGGTGGAATGGTGGGAGTAGGCGAACTTGTCATCGTACACGATCATTCCGGCTGCGGACGATCCTCCCTTATAGGTGTAGCGATCATGATCGCAGAGCTCATAAACGTCAGACAGATACTTTTCGATGGCTTCCTGTACCGTGTATACCCGGCAGAATGCTCCGATTATCCCCGGTTTGTCGGTCGGTTCCCCAGCCTCTGAGACAGTGCTGCGGATCGTGCGCTCCTCGTTATCAGTAAACGCCCATAGGCGTACGTCTTTCCACGCGTCCTCTCCTCCGTACATACCGAGTAGTTCGTCTACGTTCAGCGCATCTCCATCCTGTCTCTCGAAATAAAACTCCTGGTCCTTGGATACCGATCCCCAGTACATCAGACGTTCGGCTTGGAATGTCGTCGGGTCGAACAGTTCGATGCCCATGATCTCCGCTACCTTCCGGCTGGCTGCTTCATATTCTTCCCGGTTATCGATCTCACGGTCCATCGGGATGATAAGACGAAATCTCCGCTTGCCCGGGCGGTCTGATCTCGTGCCGTATATAACAGCAGCGCATGAGAATTGCATGGAAAAGTCGAAGAAAAAGTCATCCTCTCCGTAGTCAACGTCTAATGTGATAAGTGATCTGCCTGTTACTGAGTTTTTGGTACGTCTTCCGCCTGCTAGCGTTCCGCCTACGAAGCCTCCGACGTCCTTGCGGATCGCCTTCTCCGACTTCGCCAGCCTGTCGAACTCTTTCATAGTCTCGCTTCCGACCATCTTGGGCTTCGATAGCTCTTCGACTAAGGCTTCCCAAGTGTATGTTTTTCTCTTCCAATTGGTGCTCTTGGAGGACCCTGCAACTGATATAAGATATTTCTCCAGCATATTCTAATCTTTTTTGTAAAAGTAACTGTTAAAGCCTTCTGCTCTTAGGGGGATGTCGAACGGCTTTGCCCAATCCGGTAATATGGACATGGCTATGCAGACATCATCCAGCGTTATATCTGAGTCCTCCAGGCATTCGGTGATCAGTTCGTCATGGATGTGACCTACGATTCCCACTTCTCCATCATCGCTGATGCTCAAGACGTTTCTCATTGCGCTTGCCAGCAGGTCACGGGAGACAGCCTGTACCAAGTTTTCGGTCAGCTTTCCTCCATATGTATCCAGTTCCACCCACTTCCCGGACGTTTGGTCAAGACCCATATAATGGATTGATTCGATCTCCTTGCTGTCACCGTTATCGTAGCGGATCGTCTTCTTCTTGATCGAAGCATACGGGTAGTGCAGGGATCGTCCCGATGGCAAGCGCAATGCGAGCGTCCGGTATTGCGGTATCCAATAGAAATGACAGATAATTTTACCATCAATATCGACGGGTACATCCCGCTTCGCCAAGATTGCCCTTTTAGCCGAGTCCTCTAAGATGCGCCACAAAGATACAATTTTCGGTGAGGCATCGCGCCATTTGAGGATGATGTTTTTGATATTCTCTTCCGGAATAGCTCCGTCGCGGTCCATTGTCTTGATCGCTCCGACCCAACCTCCGTATCCTAGAGCTAGCTCTGTGACCTTTCCCTGCTGACGGTAAGGGGTCCCTTTCCCGCATTCCGATTCCTTCATGTTGAAGGTACGGGCAGCAGATGTTACGTAGATGTCACCGCCTCTCCGGAATGTTTCGATTCGCCACGTTTCGTTCGCAAGCACCGCGATCACACGGGCTTCGATGGCGGAGAAGTCGGCTACCCGGAAGATATAGCTGTCACGGGCGATGAATGCCGTACGGATCAGTTGTGACAGGATAGACGGGACGTTATCGTAGAACATCATCAGTTCGTCAAGGTCCATATTCTTCACGTCCTCTCGAACTCTCTCAAGTTCTTCCAGGTGGTTCTGAGGAAGGTTCTGCTGCTGGACGATGCGTCCAGCCCATCTGCCTGTCCGGTTAGCTCCGTAAAAGCGATACAAGCCCTTAGCCGACCCGTCCTTGCACAGGCAGTTCAGCATGGCAGCGTATTTCGCGATGGAAGTCTTGTAGGCGATCTTGCGTGCGGTCAGAACACGGGTAACATCCTTGTCATTGCATTCCTCCATGATCTGATTGATGTTGTTTTTATTGATCGTTTCGTAGAACTTCCCGCTACGCTCTTCGATGAAGGCGCTGATCTGCTTGCTTGACTTAAGTGACGTGATATCGTACTTAGCCTTGATCTTCTCGTTCAGCCTCTTCAAGTATTCCGTATAGATAGCATCGGCATTCCGGGCTAGCTGGACATCCACCATCGTCCCACGATCATTGATGTCCTGGTCGATCCCGTACAGTTCGATCTCCGATTCCGGCATCTTGATATGCGCCAGCTTGCGGTCGATCTCACGCTCAGACAATACGTCGTATCTGAGGTAGGTCTTGAACTCTTCCCATTTCTGTGGATATTTTTCCGGATAGATGCGTGATCCGTCCTTCTGCGGAACGGAGAATATCTTTATCAATGCGCTGCCTGTGTCCAGCTTTCCGTCTACCAGATGCATGGCTGCTGATACCTTTCCTAGTGATTCGGGGAATCCGCAGTACAGGGCTTTCGTGGCGGAGCAGCGGAACTTGGTAGCTGGGATGTCATATCCGTAGGCACGAAGGCACAATCGTTCGAAGGCGGCATTGTGCGCGTGGATCAGAACGTCCGGCTGCTGGATCAAGTCAAAGAACGGCATCGGGTCTTCTAGGTTGACCAGGTCTATTATCTTCGGTTCCTCATCTTCTACGGCATAGCCGATCAGCAGGATTTCGAAATCAGGATGCTCCGTATACCGATACGCTCCGGCTGTCTTGATCGGTTCGGGAGAGTAGGTTTCGAAGTCTATGTAAACATTTCTCATATGTTGTCCTTTCTTTTTAAAATAATAGCGGATGTCTTCTACCCCATCCGCTATTCACATTTGCACCCAATTACTTAGTTAAATAATAAAATTTGGTTAATAATAAATGAATAAAAATTTAAGTTATAAATTAAAAGTTTTTCTTTGTTACTTGAATGGTAAATCGTCCGGTTCATCGAAGATCGGATCATTGTCCGTATCGTCATCCTCTTCTTCGAAGTCATTGATAGCCGATCCTCCGCCTCCGAAGGCTTCGTCGTCTCTGACTTTCTGAACACCATTCAATCCGAATGTGATACCCTTGTTGGCTATCTGATCGAATGAGTAGGCATCTATCGAAACAACTCCCCAGCATCCGGAGTAAAAGTCCTCTTTCTGCGTGATCGGCTGCTTGTGCTTGTCGATGATAACCGGACGACCTTGGGATTCATTACGGGATGCACGGATGTAGTACATTCCTTCGAATCCGTCATATTCGACATTGTCGTCACCGTCTTTGATAGGATTCCATTTTGACGGGTCTCCCGGCAACTTGCCGTTGCATTTCGGATGTTCCATAAGATACTCCTTCTGCAACTCCTTGATGGCTGCGACAACTTTCTTGATAGCTTCCTTATCAGTCTTCGGGATTAAGATAGTTACTTCGTACTTTGATTTGCCTTGGTTGAAACGGTCTTCCGCTTCAAATACTCTCACGAATGAGAATCTTACATTTTTTAGGATTAGTTTCTTTCCCATGATTCTTGTTTTTAAGTCGTTAATACTACTTGTTTAACTTTGATGACGCAAAGGTATAATGTCCATTCGGATTTGCCAAATTTTGAATAAACTATTAACTTTTATTAGCTTTCTACATCAAAGTCGGATAATGAGTTATACTCAGTTCCGGGGTGATTTTCCGGTACGAGTTTAGGCGCACCGGGCTGACTTTTAACGTACTTGCCGAAACGGGCGGCAAAAATCTTCTTGCCTAACAGTTTCTCAAGATCGGTTATCCCCTTCAGACTGATGTTCATGATCTCGTCTTCAAGGAATTCGTCAAGCAGTTCGTTACGGACCTTATCGGGGTCAGTGATCTTCCGGGAGGACCGTCCTTCCACCAGCTTGTATCCAGCCCACTTCTTGCCGTTCATAGCCTCCCGGTAGACGAATTGGTCGAACGAGTTGATCCAGCTACGGTAACTGTCTATCTTGCCGATCATCTCGACGATTTCCTCCTCCGTCATGAGCAGCGGTTCACATTCCTCATCAAAGTCGTCCTTGATTGCTTCGAAATGCGCCCGGCATCGCGGTCTTACTGGGCAGAACTGACACCACCCACCCATCTTCTGCTCGCCTCTGCCTTCCCATGCTGCTTCTGCCTTCGGTTTTAAGACTTTCTCTCCCCAAACGCGCAAGTCATTAGCGGACATCTCAAAAGTGTCGTAATGGTCGAGTCTCGGCTGCACAATGGACATCTTGACTGTCTCTATCTTGTCCCAAGTCTGCAGCTCTCCTAGGGCATACATCATGATCTGCGGATTGCGCTGCGCAGACACCTTGATACCGGCACCGTACTTCAAGTCGATTATGTGAAGTGTCTTCGTTCCTACAAGAGCTGCATCGCAGCTTCCGAATGACTCCTTGACGTACTTATCCAGGTTTACGTGAGTCTCCCAATATGGAACCACCTTTCCGTCAGTCTTATTGATCTCATGAAACTCGTTTATGACGAACTCCAAGTACCTGTTCACGTTTTTCACCATCTCCTCGCTGAAGTACTTGGAATAGGATATGGTTTCCGGCAGTATCATATTATCGTCAAACAGGGGGTCGTACAGACCGTGGTCCCAAAGCTCAAGCAGATGCTGCGCCAGCTCATGGGCTAGTTCCCCTTCTTTCGCGAATTCTGATGACTTGTTTTCTGCCGACTCGGCTAACCGGGCAGATGGCGTGCAGTTCATCCAGCGTTCCGAGGAGGATGGGGACAGCAGCGCGTGTCCCCTTTCTGAATGGTTGATTTCAGCCATGTTAGATGGCTTTTACGGCTTCGTAGAACTTGGCGTAATCGGCTTCTCTCAGAGTAGCGAATGTTGAACATCCGCAAGACTTGAATACCCTTAGAACAGCTTCACGGTCCTTCTTGATCTTGATGCGGGCTTCGTCCCGGCACATGTCGATTGTGACAACCTTTTCTTCCGGTTCCTCAGCGATTTCCTTGTCGAACGGCATTTCCTCATCTACTTCTGCCTTGGTTTCCCCTATTGTCTGTTCATATGGTTCTTGGGCAGGAGCTTCCAGGCTTCCCTTAGCTGCGCTCATCAATAGGCGACGCAACTTAGCGTTCGTGTTCTTTCCAGGATAATCGGACGGGTCTACGTTGTATGTTACGACGAGGAGTTTAACCAGTTTTTCTGTAGGCATGGCAGCGAGTTCTTTCTCGGACATCTCAGCAATGGCTTTCTTGGCTTCCTGGTTTCCGTCGAACACTTCCTCTACTTCTGACTTGTCATCAATGATAGCTTCGACATTGTTTGCCTCGCTGGACGAGTCGATTACGGTTTCCTCGGATTTCACACCGGGGATGTCTTTGGTCAATTCCTCGAACTTCTTCTTGTCTTCCGAGATATTCGGTTTCAGAGCTGGCGCGGGAGCAGCGGCAGGTTGTCCCCCTTCTTCACGTGATTTGCGGATCGCCAGGTTAGCCGCGAATTCAGCGATGGTTTGCAATTCATACACTTTTGTTTCTCTGTCAATACTGATTTCTACTTTCATGATTACTGTTTTTTAAATGTTAAATATTTTTCTGTAATTTCCGCTTTGCTGAGTCTCAACGCACCGTTCATGTTACGGTAGTGATTGAGATAGCCCTGTTTTACTCTGTACCGTACAGCGTTCTCGGTAAGGTCCAAGATACGGGCAGCTTCGCTGACCGTGATCAGTTCTAACTTCTTTTCTTGATTCTCCATAAATTCAATTAACTTTTTTGGTTTTCGATAATTTCTTAAAAAATCTACATACGCTCTTTCCCTAGCCCTTTCGTAGATAGGATGGTACAGGTCGGCATTCTTTACTATGAAGTCTTTTATCGGGTATTCAAACTCTTCTCCGAAAAACTCCAGCACCATATGCCTTGCAAATATCTCCTTCACGGTTAGGCGCAATGGGGACGAAAACTTATTAAATGCTTCGATGGCTGTCTTGCAGCGTGCTATGCCTTCCGTTACAGCATCATAATAAAACTTTTCGAGCGCACATAGATTCACTTTTTTCTCCATTGCTTTCGGTTTTTAAATTCAGCGAGTCCGTCTATCTCCGTAGTGGTCCTTTGTTCACCACACTTATTTCCTCAGCCAATCGTAGGTGGCTGAACGTCTGATTATCGGTTTACGATTACGCTGACAAAGGTACGGCTTTTATTTTAATCTGCAACAATTTGCACAAAATAATTTCAGTATTTAACGTTTATTAGCATGAAAAACCTATCAAATCACTGTAACTCACTGATAATCAGACGGTACGAGATGCCGTGCATTGATGTGCATAGATGAAAATTGGCATCTATTCCGTGTAACTGCCTGCAGATCAGACCGATGCATTGATGCATTGATAAAATCGCATTTTTCTATAATATACGTAAATACGGGGTGTGCGATAATATATAATTACAATATACCTGTTTTCAAATATTTAATAATACCTATATTTATCTATGCATCAATGCAAATACCTATAAATCAGTGAGTTATCCTGCATAGATGCGAAAAATATTATCAATGCACATCAATGCACAGTTTCCTACTATCTGATTTGCAGCGAGTTATGTTGCATAGATATGTGCAGAAAATTGTGCATTTATATTACAAATCAGTCAAAATTGGCTGAAAATGTCACGTGAATGCTGTTTTTAGGGTTTCTGTTAGTTACGGTAGTCAGAATCTTAGGTTTCCCAATCCGGAAGAACAGGAACCGTTTTTGCTTGATATGGTTGATTACAGCTAGTGAGTCAACTGACGAATTGTTAATTTCTGTAGAATCCGGTGACACTTTCCCTTCTATTCTGTTCCACCCGTCGTAGTATTCGAATCGGTAGATACCTGGAATTGTATCCCGGATAGTCTTGGTAACAGTACGAATCTCCAGTTTGGTTTCCACGGTGTGTGCTGACTTGACATCCCGTAGCTTTATCTTTAGGTCCTTCACGGTTTCCTGCAAGTCCGAGTTGAACAGTTCCAGCTCCGACTTCTTCAAGGACAGCGAGCGTATCTGCTCAGCAAACTGTCCTTTTTCCGTCCTGTATCGCGTAGCCTCAAGGTTCAAGGCTTCAATGTTGTTCTGTTTACGGTCCAACTCGACCTTCTGTCTCTTTACCATATTAAAAAGGAAGCCCACTGCTATTACTAGCAGCAGGCATGCGATAATCAAGTACTTTCTCATGGTGTGATTATTACGTCCTTCTTCAGCAGCCCGTATTCGCTTCTCACGTCGAAGCAGGGGCATGCCTTGATATACTCTGCTGGTTCTACTTCCCCGTTATCATTCAAGTCCGGAGACGTATCCCGATGCCCCAGCAACTCGACAATCGGATACCTGCGGCAGATGTCATTGATCAGATCGATCAGAGACTTTTTCTGGGCATCAGTCCGGGTGTCCTTCGCCTTACCGTTCTTGTCCAGCCCGCCTACGTAGCAGATACCGATGGAATGACGGTTGTATGACTGCCGGCTGAAACCTTTGGTGTTACAATGCGCGCCTATGGCGGTTTCCTCTCTCCCTTTTTCGACCGATCCGTCAAGCCGGATAACGTAGTGATACCCGATCTTATTGAAACCGCGCTGCTTGTGCATCGAGTCGATCTCTTTAACTCCGATGTCCTGCCCTTCCCGTGTAGCACTACAATGGATGATGATCGCATCGGGCTTATTGCTGTTGTTTACCATCTTTAGTCTCCTTTATTCGGTTCTCATCGATGTTAAAATTTCTGAAGTAACTCTCTATTTTCCCACGAACGTAGATACTTATGCCGAAGATTGATCCAGCCCAAATCAAGCATTGCGCAAAATACCACAGCACTGATTCATGGATGGAACCGTCATCGGACCTAAAGAAGCCCAGGTAGCACAGTACAACTCCCGAAACCAGCATTCCGATAGCTGTAAGTATCTGCAGGTCTTCTTTCATTCCTCTTTTCATACGATATGTGTTAGTTGATAAAACATATGCGGTACTTTTGAGGCTTGCAGCACTCGTTTTCCTGTGGTTTTATAGATTCTTTGTACTTTTCGTAAACGGTGTGGAAGTCCTCTAAAAATGCGTCCGCTTTTCCCTTTTCTGCCTCATAACGTCTACTTTTAGAGTTGTCCGGAACAATCACCGATGCCGAGTATCCGGGAATCTTGAATCCCGTGGATGTGCTTTTCTGATCAGCATCCTTGACGTATCGTGCAAAGGCATAATAACACAGGATCGTGGACAATGGAACAATCTCGTAAGACTCCTCACCCACGTCAACAGTGAGCGAATAGGCATCATCAGAAGTAGACGAATCCGGGATGTCTCCGCCATCCAAGCCTCCGCCAAACGAGGCGGGAACCTTGATAAAGGTGTCACCGCATAGACCCTGCTTGATGTCGAGCTTATCGGCTTCTTGGATGACCTTGTTGATCTCGGAGTCCTTGACATCAGCAGCGATGTTAAAGATGTCCCGGAATTTCTTGATCACGTTTGCAAAGTTAGCCATATCGATTAAACATTAGTTATTGTAGCCGTTTCAGTTTCCTCGAGTTCGTTTCGGATTTCGCAGAATTCCTTCGGAACATCGAAAACTCTAGCTAGCTCACGGCTTATCTTGTTACGTAACTTAACTGTCGACCTGCGGTAGACCTTCTGCATCTCACGTACCACTTCTCCGGATGCGTTCGAAAACGAAATCAGTGATGAGTCTACGAGCGGGATCGGAATGTTGTAAGCCTGTGAAGCGATATCCTTCTTAAGTGGTTCGCAATAGGCTTTGTACAGGTTAGCATCAATCGGTGTGCCCAGATCATCCACCTTGATAAATGGACGGGATTGCGGGATCATCGTGTTGTCATCACGGACCATCACCACAGCTCCGGCACCTTCAGCACCCATGATGTCACGCATTCCTTTGACGAAGTCATCCTGTTCCTTCTCGTCAGTAAAGTCACCGTGCGATACGATCTTGCACATGTGGAATCCCCGTGTAAGCGTGCGTTCCACGTAAGTGGAGTTCATCGCTTCGGCTTGCATCTCTGATTGTACTGCGTGGAACGGAGAAATCGGATAGGGCCTGGTGGTGCAGAAATTCATGTACAGCAACTGACCCGGATGGTTCTCTATTCCACCGTAAAACTCGCATTCGCTGGCGAAATTGTCCGGATCGAATGCCGGATAGGTCACCGATGTTTTCTCAAGAGTCGTGCTTTTGATATTCTGACGTTCCCAGTTGTTGAACACCACGTACTTGTGGATGACCGGATTGGTCAGGTAATCCTTGTTCAGCCCCGCACGAACATATTCAAAAGGAACATGGTAGACAGCCTTCGGACGGTAATCGCCTCCGTATTGGACGATAAGCGCAGCACCCCGGAATCTTGCGATGTCGTATGCTATGGAGTTCAGTATATCGTTCAATGTGTCCCCATAGGCATTCTCAAGATTGGCGAATTCATCATGCAGGAAGCCTTCGCATTCGATTGCTTCCGACAATCTTTCGGTGCTTAGAGCGGCTGTTTTGCTCGCATAGATGAGTTCGGATATAATTTGGGGATACAGGTTTCCTTCCCCGTATCCCACAACCTTCTCATTCGTGCGTGCGCTCGTCTTTAAAGCCCTGTCTATTACTACATTTACTTTCTTGTGCGCTATCATCACTAAATGGTTTGATTACTTTTCTTCGTTCAGTTCTTTCTCAAGGTCCTCAAGCACCTTGTCATCTTCGGGAGCAGCAGGTGTTTCCTCCTTCGGAGATTCCTCTTCCTTCGGAGTATCCTCAGTTTCAGGGATTACCGTCGGTGTGTCTTCCGCACCTTCCTCCTCGGTTTCTGCGCCATCTTCTCCGTCTGTTTCCGGGATTACTGTAGGAGTATCCTCAACTACGCTCTGACCCGGCAGCACGAATTCGCCAAGGTCTTCGAAATAATTGATGTATTCCCTGTTCTCGCGCATCAATCGGGCTGCGATCGCGTCGGTACAGTTGAATGCACGGTAAACGATGCCGTCTCCTACGTGATTGATCGACATCCCCGGCTTCATGACGTAACGGGCATGCACACCGTTGATGTAGTGTTCCCTGTACCAGCGTTCCGCGTATGCGCGGTCCATGTGACACACAGGATCGAGTTTCAGATGAGTCATCCGCACGCACAGTTTCAGAATCTCTACGCTGTCCGTTAACTGTACCAATTCTCTCATCGGTTGGATATCTTTAGTTTTTCTCTTAGCCATGTTGATTATTACTTTTTAAGATTGTTGTACTGCTCCGCAGTGATGATGTAGCGATAGTCGCCACAAGAACCATCCGGAGTCTTAAGAGTCGCGGTTGTAACACCGTCTGTTGCGCTGTCAGTTACCATATCGGAAACCTCCATAGGTGAATGTGCCCCTAACAGATAGTATTGGTTGGTCTTGGTTCTGACCGCCAGAAGGAACGATCCGGACAGCAAACCGTTGATATAGGTTACAACGGGAAGCGCAGAAAGCAACTTGATGTTTGCCGTGATTTCCAACATCGTAGGAGCGTTATCATTCTGACGAGCAGCCTCAGTAATCTGTACGGAGTTCTTCACGCACTGGATGGTGTAGCCTTTTGTCCCGGCTTTCAGCGTGATCAATGCGCTGCCTGTGGATGGTGTAGCAGAAACGCTAGACACATCCTCGAAGTTGATTATGATAGCTTCCTCTACGCCCGATATCCCGGATATCAGACCAGGATTGTTACAGTCGAAGCCTAGATCACTAGATATTTTCTTGATACATGCCATGATTATCCCGCTTTAGCAATTAATGTATTCCAAGTCGATTCCGTAATGGTCGCTCTAGCCTCGCCAAGAACGTTTTCCGGAGTCGAGATGGTGATGATTGTGAAGCCACCATTTTCGTTAGCCGATTCTTCCAGCGCGGAAACTTCCAAACCATGGTTGCAACCGAAGATACGGTAAACACCGTTTTCGATCATCTTGGCTACAGCTACAAGTCGTGAGTTGATGATCGTGTTGACAAAGTCAGCCTCCACCTTGGATTTCTTGTAGACTGTAAAGTTTACGGATTGTTCCAGCGCATTAGGCGCATTCTCATTCGATCTTACCGCCTCAGTAGCGTTAGCGCCTTTTCGGATCGATGCCACACGAACAGGCTTTCCGGTAGATATCAGAGTTACTGTAGCCTCTCCCTTGTTGATAGCTACAGATTGTATATCCGAGTAGTTGATCAGCATAAGATCAGCAATGCCGACCGCACCGCCTAAGCAGTCATAGGTGATAGCACCTGCAATATTACTTATACATCCCATATCAGCCTCCTACTTTATTAGCGTTAAGATAATTCCACACAGTCGTATTAGCTACGGCTACAGCATCTCCTCTTCCCCCATCCGGAGTCTTGAGAGCGACGGTAGCAAAGCCGCCATTAGCCGAGGTATCTGAGTCAGCCGCGGAAGCCTCCAATCCGGCAAGAGCACCAGCTACCTTGATCGTACCACCGTCTTTCAGCTTTCCAAAAGCGACAAAGTTTCCATTCAGAAGAGACTCAACGATACGAGCACCGTCTTTCGTCTTATCGTAGACAGTAACTGTCACTGTCTGCTCCATCCCGTTAGCTGCGTCTGATGTACGGATCGCCTCGGTGATCTTAGCGCTGTTCTTATAGCAGTCAACTGCGTAAGCCTTCATTCCCGAGTTAAGAGTTAGGGCAGTTACTTCGTTATCGGTGATGGTGATGGTCTTGATGTCAATTTTGTTTACGAGGAGAAGCTCGGACAAACCGATAGCTCCTCCTGCGCAGCCGAAAACGATAGCCTTATTCAGTTTTGTTAAACATGCCATTGTTTTCAGATTTTAAATGTTTAGGGCTTTTTTGTAGCCAACTTAAGGATTTCCGGAACAGCCACCATTACGTCAGCAGCGAAGACAGTAGTAGAGTAGTACTTACGTGTCTGGGCGTCCTGCAGGAACGGTTTGATGTTGACATTGCTGTCTTCCAGAACGATCTGGATGTTCGTCTTCGGAGTAAACGCGATGAACGCGTCAATATTGGTTGTATCAGCGAGCATAGATGCCGATACATGTGGCAGTTCGTTGATCTTGTATCCTTCCAGGTAGTACTCCGGTTTGCCGTCCATCATGATCATCTGAGCGATGTGGTTGTCCTTCTGTTGTGTGAAATCCTTGAAGATACGCATCACGTTAGATGTAACGAAGAACTCAGAGTTTTCCAATTGATCCGGACGTTGGGTGTCGATCAGTTTCTTCATTGTGCGAACAACTCCTGTAGTATCGTTAGTGTCAAGAGTCAAGGTGAGGATACTCTCCGAGCTGGTTTCCATCTGTTTCAAGAAACCACCGTTCTTGAAGATGTTGTAGGATTCTTCAGCATCTTTTTCACCGTCCAGCCAAGCCAAACGCAGCAAGTCAGCTTCCAGCACTTTCAGAACTTCTGATGCCATGAAGCCCGCCAATTCAGTTTCGCTGAAGTCGTCAGACAAATGGATGCCTTTAGCCACCATCTTGCCCCACAGGTCCTGCAGGCAAACTACGATAGGCAATTCGACAGGTTGGAAGTCGTAGTACTTCACCTTGTCAGCCATCTCTGTGTATTCGTACTTGTCGTCGCAGCCCTTAGACTTGCGCAATGCCTTGTCTTTGGCAGTGAAAGTCACGATAGGAGTCTTGTTGTCGATACCAGCGAGCACTGTTGCGCCTCTCTGCATCTCCCCTACCAGTCCGACAGTCAACGAGATGATCTCGGAGAGACTGCCCATGTTAAGTTTATTCAAGTCGGTAAATGTCATAGTCGTATAAGTTGTTAGATGTTAAGTTATTACTTCTTTGCGCAGTATCTCTGCATAGCTTCGTAGGCAGCTCTGCGTCTGTCCTCCTTAGACAACTGTGTCTTGTCATTCGGAGACTGTTTAGACTTGCTAGCGTCATTGCGTTCCTGTTGAGCAGGAGTCTTTGTCTGACGTGACAGCATTGTCTTGATCTCACCCAATGACTGTTCAACAGCCTGCAGGCGCTTCGAGAATTCGTCCGGAGTCTTAGACACTTCTTCCTCAGCTTTCACCTCTTCGGTGTATTCCTTGAATTCAGCGATCTTTCCGTCTTTGATCACGAGGATGAGTTTTCCTTCTTCGCCAAGATCAACGATTACTTCGCCATCTTCGACAGGTGAACCGTCCTCTTTTACTACTTCATCACCAACCGCAGCTTCTTCTCCGCTTGCCTTGATGGTGATCTTTTCACCGTTTACTGTGCTCACAATCTGGTCAGCCAGCTTGGTTTCTTCCTCTTTCTTCTCGTCTTTTGCTTTTTCCTCGGCAAACTTTGAGAAAAGGCTTGTAAAAAATCCCATAGATTTACGATTTTGATTGTTATTATTACTAAATAAAGAACTCGTTGCTGCCGGAAGACCTACAAGGTCGCAAGTAATAAGGTCAACGAACTCGGATACGTCCCACGTCCCGTCTTTCTCGTTCCAGACCTTATAATCCACATCGTAGACAGACACTCCGAGCATCTCCGGTTCCTTCTCAATTAGACCTGTCATAAACTTCACATCGTCCGGGTACGCTTCCGACGCAGCCTCGGAGATGGTAAGGTCTGCATACACTACACCGTCCTCTTCCACGAAGTTGGAGAAACTTCCGATGTAGTTATCCAGCATATCCAGTCCGTTGTGTGTCTTACGAGCATGGATGGGTCTAGCATTCCCTAGCGCTACCAATGACGCGAGAGATTCGGGGAGGATGACAGTCTTCCCTTCCGTCCATTCACCATTAACGTAGTCGCCCCAGTAGTTAGTGGTAGGTCCTGCTTCTATTATTCTTAATCTTTTGAAAACCATAGTTGTTCCTAATTAATTGCAAAGGTATCTATTTACTTAGTTAATTTCTAAAACTCCCGTTTCAATTTGTCGCGGAGTCTATTACCAGCGTACGTCCCTGCTGAACATCGGTGATGTCTTGTACAGACACTACCGGATTCGGGGCATTCTGAACGCCATCCACAAAAGCAAGCGCAATGGCTGCGATCGTCTTGGGTGACAGGTCAACATCCTTCTTGACAGCCTTGTTCAGATTAGTCAATGACTGCGCGCTAAGCACATCGAATCCGCCACCATCGGCATACTTGTAAACGTTCGATCCACCGAATGACCGTCCGCCATACTGCATGTTCAGCGCAGACAGCGCGTTGATGGCGCTGGATGCCTTACGGTTGAGGATGTACATGTTTTCCCCGCCTTCGGCTTCGAAACGCTGACCGTTCGATCCGACAAAAGTCACGCCACCCTGCGAATGGGAAGGTCCGAATATCTGACCACCCTTGGCGTACTTGCGGACACTGGTGTTGGTCTTCGGAACATCCTCTTTTACCTTAGCGATAGAGGCTACCTGCTTCAATCCGGCTGCGATAACGATCGCTGCCTGTGCAACGCCCCATATACCGCCCTGCGCAATAGCCTTGGAAGCACCGAGATATGTATTGATCGTAGCCTGTGCCAGCGCAAACACCTTTCCTGCTGCCGATTCCTGTCCCATGATATTAGAGATTTGCCCGGCAATATCAGCGGTCATCTGTAACTTGGCGTTGACCAGCTCTTTCTCACGTTTCTCACGAATCTGAGCGTACTTGGCTTCGATCAGCGTCACATCAGCACCGACCTTCTCGGCTGCGGCAACTTCCATCTGATACTGCTGCTCAAGACGGAGAGTCTCGCGTTCAAAGTCGCTGGTGATGTTCTCTTCCTCGATGGCACGCTGGTTCTCCAGATCCATCGCTTTCGCTTCTTTACGTTTCGCCTCCTCCTCGGCTTCGATGGCAGCTACCTTCTCTTGAAACGCCACCTGCTGTTCGTATCGGATGTTGTCGAATTCAGCCTGTGTGATCAGACCCTGTTCCAGTCGGTAGCGTTCCTTCTCCAAAATCGCCTGGTTCAGTTCGTTCTGATCCTCCAGGGATTTCCGTTTGTCCACGATACCGATGTTTCGCTCCCGTATCCGCAACTGTAACTCCGTTATACCCGTTTCGTAGCTTTTCAGAACCTCCTGCTGAACTCTCTTCGCGGTCTCCGCTGCCTTTTTGTCGGCATCTTCCTTCGCTTTCTTGGCTTTTTCAGCAGCTTCCTTTTGTGCTTTTGCGTAGTCTTCAGCGCGTTTCTTGTCGGCAGCAGCGGCATTAGCCCTTTCCGTGTTCTCGAAACCGGAACGCTGACCTATCAACTCGCGTCTCTGTGCCTCGTATTCAGCCTGTTTCTGCTCCAAAGCAGCCAACGCCTCCACTTCCTTACGTCTATCCTCATCGGATGTGTAGGAAAGGGCATTCTGTGCCTTGATCTGCTCGTATTTAGCCCGCAAAACACCGAGTTCTGCCTCTTCCATCTGTCGCAGAATCTCAACACCACGGTCAGCAGCCTCGGTACGTTCCTGCAGACTCTTTGTCTGCTCGGCTACGATGGTCTTCATCTTCTCCAATTCCCTGCGTTGGCGGGCGAGGACCAGCACATTGTCGGTCTCGGCATTGTAGATGTCACGCTGCACCTGCGCCATGCCTCTAGCGGTTTCGATAGACTTGACGGTTTCGTCCGATATCAGACCCAGCCAATTGTAAACCTTGATATAAGCCTCCGCCAGCCATTCAAAAACCTTTACGATCTCAGCGAACAGAGCAGCCACAGCATCCAGCACCTTCGTGATGATCAGTTCGATGGGCGCAAGGATCGTCTTCACTGACACCGCTAACTCGTTGTTACGGTCCATCAGCTTACCGATAGCCGAGATGACTGCGAGGATAGCCGATGCGATGGCTACGAACGGATTCGCCATGAGCGCAGCATTGAACGCCTTGATGGATGCGATGCCTCCGGTCATCCCCTTGATCATCTGTCCGGTCGCACCTGTCATGCCACCAAGATTGGCGGTGGCGGCTTCGATGTCCTCAGCATAGTTACCCACGTTTCTCCGCGTGTCTCCTACCCCTTTCTCCAACTCCTTCAGCCTGTCGGAAATCTCCTTGGTCTGAGCGACCATCTGTTTCCCCGACTCGGTGTTGGTGCGCTGCTCTACCGACATCTTGTTCAGCGCCTTCGTGTTAAGAGCCAGCTGCGCCCGCAACGTCTCGACACTTTCCGCCTCGGAGTTTACAATGGTAGTGTGTGCCTTGATCTGCGCGGCATTCTCCGATGTGGCTATCTTGTTGTTGTTCAACTGCTTGGTCAGCGCGATGATTGCCTTCTCTGAGTTCTCTGACTGCTTCTCGAATGCCGTCTGATCCAGCAGGTTATCCTTGTAGTTCTGACGGATGCCCGCAAGAGCGAGTTTCTCGGCATTAATCTGCTT